CCCGGAGATCCCGGGCGGGCTTTTCCTGTTTTATAGGGCCCCACACTGCTTCAATCTGGCGGCGGCCATTTTGTAAACCTTCGTGCCTCTGTTCGGGCCTGCGAAGTCATAGACATCACGATCCTCCAGAGACTTCAGCAGGGCAGGATCTTCAGCAATCTCAGCCCCGCAACTGCGCAGAAACTCATACACCGAAAGACTACGCGGATCGCTGAACCTTCCACCGCTCTCCTGCCGGTAAACGGCATAAGCATACAACTCGCCCCGAGCGGCTCCGTGCATCTGGCTGACCATATACGAAAGCAGAGCCTTTTCACCGACAAAGCGCGAAAACTTCACCCCGCAGGCGTGCGCATACAACGAAAGGCCGGGATCTGGTGCAGCCTCGTCCTCGTCGGTGATCCTACTGATGATCGCGCTGACGTCCTCCTTGCATACGCCGTCGGGGAGCATGGCCTCGAGTTCGAGCGCGTAGTCCATTTGCCGATCGGTCGGCAGGATCTGCGGCTCCACCTGCACAGTCATGGGCTCAACGAGGCCATCATCCGCAGCCGCAGCTCTGGCGTCAGCCTCGGTCTGTGCCTCATATCGTTTCGTGTTTTTTCTCCCCGTGCTGGAGTTCATACCAGTAACGCAAAAACGCCCATAGTTTACAAAACCGCCGGACGGGCTCACATAGCCGCCGATCTCGGCAAGCGGGAGCTCGCCGCGCGTCCGTTGCTTCACTTCTACGGTCTGAGCGTGGATCGTGGCCGTGATCGCAGGAGCCGGCTCTGGCTCCTTTTTCTTCAGAAAGCTAAACAGCCCCATGCAGTACCTCCTCCTGATGACTTTGTATTTATTAGTGTTTAGTCATCTTTGGCATAATATTACCATGCCAAAACTGGTAAAGTCAATATTGCATAGTCATCTTTAGCGTAAAGGGAGGCGAGGGCTGCGAAGATATACAAACCAGACGGCAGGTGCAACATCTCCGGGGAGAGAGTCAAGGAGGAGCGGCTGCGGGCAAACCTGTCACAGGAACAGCTCGCCTACAAGCTCCAGATCATCGGGCTGGACGTCACGCAGAAGNNNNCAACCACCTGCTCGGGAAAGAATGAGAAAACCGCACGGCAGCGACGCCGTGCGGCTTTTTTTCGTGGAAAATCGCGGGAAAATGTTGAAAATCTGCCGAATTATGCTTGACATTATAGAGCAAATGCTCTATAATATAATCACAGGCAAGGGATAGCCGAGTACAGAAAGAAAGGAGAACAAAACCGCGGAAAGGAGGCAAAGCCGTGGATGCTGAGCAGATGAAAAAACTGCTCGAGCTGCTGGAACAGGCTCTAAAGTGTGAACAGGTTGCCACCATTACGATCACAATAAAGCCGAACCAAAAGCCCAAGCAGTAAGGTCGAAGGACGGCGGGAAAAATCCCGCCCGCCGTTCCTTTTCATTATAACCACGAAACCACGGCAAAGTCAAGCGGGAGGAACAACATGGACATCTCGATCAAAGTGACCTACAAAAGCGAAGGGCTGCAAAAGCTCCGCAAGGCTGCCGGCCTGTCTCAGTCTCAGCTCGCCGATCTGGCCGGGATCAAGGTGCAGGTGCTCCAGCAGTACGAGCGCGGCGCCCGGGACATCAACGGCGCAAAGCTGCCGACGCTGCTGAAGATCTGCAACGCGCTGGAGTGCAGGCTGGCCGACATCATCACAGACGAGGAGACGCTCGAGCTCCTGAAAAAGTACGAGGAACACTGACACACAGAAGGGGCGGCCGGCGGGCCGCCCCTTTTCTTTTATCACGGAGGGGAACACAATGGGACAGCACTGGAGCCATCTGACGCCGACCAAGCGCATCCAGCTCGACGCCTTCATCCGCGCAGGAATGAAGCCGACAGACATCGCCAAAGAGCTCGGCGTCCATCATACGACCATCTACCGGGAGCTGAAGCGGTGCACCTATGAGCACCTCAACAGCGACTACACCACCGAGACCAGATACAACCCCGAAGGCGCACAGGCCCGCTATGAGGCCAACCTCCGCGCCAAGGGGCCGGAGCTGAAGATCGGCAACGACTACGAGCTGGCCGACTACCTGATCGCCAAGATCCGCGACGAGAAGTACAGCCCGGAGGCCGCGATCGGTGAGGCCGAGGTCAAGGGCTGGCCCTTCAAGACCCACATCTGCGCGAGCACCGCCTACAACTACATCCGCGGCGAGATCTTCGGCGACGAGCTGACCGTCTCCATGCTGCCGCAGCACGGCAAGCGCCACCAGCCGGAGCGCCCGGCCGGATCCATGCCCCGCAAGCCCGCCGGCCGGAGTATCGAGGATCGCCCTGAGCACATCAACGACCGCAGCACCTTCGGTCACTGGGAGATGGACAGCGTCGAGAGCTGCCAAGGCGTCAGCAACACCTACATCGTGATGACCGAGCGCAAGACCCGCCGCGAGATCATCATCCCCTCGCCGGATAAGACGAGCGCCAGCGTCGTCGCTGCCCTCGACACCCTCGAGAAGAAAGTCGGCTCCAAAGTGTTCCCGCTGATCTTCCAGTCGATCACCTGCGACAATGGCTGCGAGTTTGCCGACGCCGCCGGGATCGAGCGCAGCATCACCGGCCGAGGCCCTCGCACCGAGGTCTACTACTGCCACCCGTACCGGCCGAGCGAGCGCGGATCCAATGAGAACCAAAACGGCCTCATACGTCGGCACCTGCCGAAGGGCACCGACCTGAGCACGATCTCCTACGAGGAGACCAAGCGGATCGAGGACTGGCTGAACAACTACCCCCGCAAAATGTTCGGTTATCTGTGCTCCGAGCAGCTTTTCCGGGAAGAAATCGCCCTCATTCTGGCCTCATAAAAAATATTTTTGCTTTTTTGTGCATTTACTCTTGACAAATGGCTGGCTGTCCATTATCATTAAACGCACAGAGACTCAACTGAGTCGGCTGTGCGTTTTTTCTTTACTACAACCCCATAGGACGGAGGTGAGACTGACGGGAAAGTACCGCTACCTGACCTTCGAGGACAGGAAGAAGATCGAGGCGTGGCATCTGCTCGGAGATCGGCCGGTCGACATCGCGGCCCGCCTGAGCGTCCACCACACCACGATCTACAAGGAGCTCCAGCGAGGCGCGACCGGCGCGCTGGACGCCAACCAGCGCGAAGGGTACAGCGCAGAGCTCGCCGAGAGGCGGCTGCGTGAGAGCTTCAAACGCAGAGGTAAACGAGCACCGGCCGCACAGTAGCCAAGAACACCCGGCAGCGCCGGGCCGAAGAAAGGAGAGCCCAACATGAAAACGATCACACGACCCCGACGCTGAAAATGGACGAGCTGCGCACCCCCTCCGCGCTGCTCTCTGAAGCGATCCGGCGGTCGTGTTTCTGCTTTTCAGGGACTCGACACCACCAAGACACCCGGCTCCGGCCGGGCCAAGACGAAAGGAGACCACCATGAACACCTACGAGATCACATTCACCAGAGAGAACGGCAGCACCGGCAAAGACCGCATCACGGCCGCCAATGAGAAGCAGGCCCGCAAAGACTTCCGCGAGATCTACCGCCACAGCAGCGCCACCATCACCGACGTCATCGTCGCGGCCGAGAATGTCCCGGCCAGCAAACAGCAGGAGCGGGATGCTCTCGACCAGATCCGGGCCATCGTGGACACCCTCGGGCCGGACAACTACCTCGCCACAGCCTTCGCCGGATGCTTCGAGGACGCCGAGGAGAACATCAAAAACGACTTTGCGTGCAGCATGAAGCAGCGCCTCGAGAGTGCCGAGGCGAAGCGCATCGAGGCCGAGCTCGGCTACAATCGCCTCGTCGACAAGCTCGCAGCGAGCGAGAAAGCCCTCGAGGCTGCCCGTGCTGACATCGAGAAGAAGGACGAGGAAATCGCGGCATTGAACGCTCGGATCTCTGCCATCCAGCGCCCCACCGAACCGGCTGAAATCTCGGACGAGCTTCTGGCCGACCTCGCCACCTTCTCCTCCGTGTATATCGAGCGGATCCAGAAGGCCATCATCGAGAATGCCGGGCAAATCGCCAAAAATGCCACGCTCGTGCGCCTTCTCCACCAGTACAGCACACGCCTCGAGCAGGAGCGCATCGAGTACGCCCGCGAGGTCTACAACTGCGCGAAGCACGGCACGGAGTTCCGGCCCTCCAATAAGTGCCTCACACACGCCAGCAGCTACCGCGACGTCATCAAAGACCTGCTGCACGGCTACTGGAGCTAAGGAGGTGAGACACATGAAACAGGGCATCAGCATCGAAAGAACCTACGACCTGCACGACAGGCTGATCGTCAGGATCCTGAAGCGCCGGGGCCGCCTGACGCTGGAGGAAGTCAGTGACCTCCTCCGGCTCGAGGGCGGGGGCGAGTGGAGCGGCTGGTATGCCGTTCTGCTCAACTGTACCGAGGGGACGATCGGCGGGAACGGCTTGTACGACTCCGATGATCCCAAAGGCGACGCCGTCGACCTTTACGAAATCAATGAGGGCGATGACTGCCCGATCTGTGGCAAGTTCATCCCGCCCTTCCAGTATTGCCCGAGCTGCGGAGCGAAGTGGAGCGACGCCAACCAGAATGTCGAGACGCTCCTCGCCTCAATGATGGAGGAGACCCGGCGCATGATCGCCGCCTCCTCCAAGGAGGATGGCCGAGTCGCGTGGTACTGGTCGTTCATCGGCTCCCTCGATATGGCCCGCCAGCTCGGACTCATAACCGAGGAACGCCGCCAAGAGCTCTATGAAAAGGCGAAGGAGATGAAACCATGAACACCAAAGCCATCCGGCAGCTCGCCGACGTCACGCTGGACAAGTACCGCAGCTCAATCCCCCGCAAAGCCTTCGAGGAGTTCGTGAAGGACATCATCACCGGCGAGAGCCGCGCGACCGCCTTCAGATACGAAGCGAGCCCCATCTGCCGGGCCTCATTCCCGTCCACGCTGGACGAGGATGGCGCCCGCTGCACCGTAGAGGTCACGGTCTACCGGCTGAACGCCGTGGCCGTCACCGCCTTCCTGCTGGACGGGCCCGAGACGCTGCTGCGGCACATCGGGCTCGACGAGCGGGACACCTACACCACCAAGCACGAGATCGACGACCTCGTCACCGTCGTGCACATCACCAGAGAGGAGGCGCCAGCATGGCAGCACTGAGAGACATCGCCCGAGACTTCGCCGCAGAGATCCGCGACGGCATCGGCTGGACAATCGTGTATCGCACCGGCCGCTCGTGGAACGCCCTGACGATCTGGAGCNTCAACGGCTACTACTGCGGCCACTTCGGTGAGGACATGACCATCGACGAGATCGCCGCCGGGATCCGCTGGCACTACGAAGGCGGCCGCAACCGCCTCGCGGACTATTGCGAAGTCACGCAAGGTCGGGACGCCCTCGAGGAGGGCCGCAAGGCTGCCGAAGCTGCCGGCCTCCCGTTCTGTGAGCGTCTGGCCGACGGAGGCGACGACGAGCTGAGCCCCTACGTCTACGACGGCAGCATGACGCTCGCCGATCGTGAGAAGATGCAGCAGGCCCGCGAAGCCTTCGAGAAGCTGGCCGACGCTCTGCGGGAAATCGCCGCCAAGCTGGCCGAAGCCCTGAAGCCGGTCATCAACGCCGTGCTCTCTGCCCTCAAAAAGCTCTGGAAGGCATCGGCCAAGGCCATCGGAGTGCCGCCGAAGTGGCTGCACCTCGCAGCTCACGCAAAGAAAGCCAGAACCCGGAAGAAGTACCGCAACCGCATCCGGCGCTATGTTTTCGAGGCT